ATATGTGTTGCTAATATGTTATTTAATCTTGGCTTAACACGTTTCAATAAGTTTAAGAATTTTAAAGCACGATTAAAAGAAAGCAACTGGCCTAAAGCTGCTGATGAAATGATGGATAGCCGATGGGCTAAACAAGTTAAAACCAGAGCGCAAAGATTAGAGAAGATCATGCGAACTGGTCAACTGCTTACTTAAATACCCGCTTGTGCCATGCCTTGTCTTATACGATTGTCTCTATCTCCGTCTTTAAACCAATGCACATATTGTTTTTTAGTAAATTCTACAGACTCATGGCCTAGTAATTGGCTAACAATATAATAATCACTCCCAAATTTATCAAACAATATAGAAGCAAAGAAGTGTCTAAGATCATGCCATGTAAAAACATCAACATTACTTTTTTCTATAGCTTTCTTTAAATTTTTACGGAAAACTTTTCCCTGTATTGGAGCGTTGTTTCTATTAGAAAAAACAAATTTGTTGTCTTGTGGCCTTCCTTGTTTTAAATATTCTTTCTTTAAAGATTTAGAAAGTTTTTCACTCATAGGTATTTCTCTTGTAGATCCTCTAGTTTTGGGAACACCTATCTCCTCTCCACACTTAGCTAATTTAACAGCTTGCTCTATTCTAATAATTCCCTCTTCAAAATTAATATGTTTCCACATCAATGCTCTTTGCTCTCCTTGGCGCATACCCGTAGCTATTGCTGTGTAATACACAAGACTAAAAGTATTGTCTACAGCATCCATAACTTTGTAAATAACCTGTGGATTAATTTTTTCTGCTTTAAAATCTTTTTTATATTCTTGAGGCGCATCTATTTTAGCATGGTCTATTGGATTAACAGACAAATAAGAACTTGCTACACAAAATTTAAATATTTCTTTAAAGTGAGAAAGATAATTATTTCTTGTTTTAATAGAAGTTTTTCCACCTTGCCTACGATTAATTGTCATAGGGCCAGAAAGAATATTGTTTGTAATTGTTATTGGTGTTCGCATAGGCGGTGCAATAAGAGTAGCTAAGTTCCATTTTGCAAATTCTTTACCAGCAATTTTAGTTTTAGCAAGAAGCTTTGCAGCAGCAATTTTATGTTTACGCTCTGATTCGCCTATACGTTCTTTTAATTGTTGTTGTTTAATCCATTCGTTAATAGCAGATTGCCCTGTGTATGTAGTTACTTTCATTGTATGACCCCTTTTTGTATGACACTTACTGTTAATATAGGCATTATAAATTATAATTACAAGAGGTAAATAAAAAGGGAACCTACTATGGCTCCCTCTCTAATGCTTTGCTAAGAAAATGCTCGGCTAGTCTTATGAGTTCCTCCCTACTTATTTTCCTCCTATAATACTTACTATCATCAACCATAACGCTTAATTCAGTTGCTGTTGTCCAGATCAATAGTTTGGTGGAACTTGGTAATTTCTCCTGCTGGGACATATATATCTCCCCTCTCTCCCACTCTTATAACTTTAATATGCCCGGCATTAATTAGCCTACGTAACTTTTTCCGGGTTGTATCGTTATACTCTTCATTAAACAATTCTTTAATAGCTTGTCTGCTGTCTAATAAAGCACTATTCAGGGAAGCCACCATAAGTTTTCTCCTCTGTTGGTTGTGTAGATTGTTCTTCTCTAGGCTCATTCAGAAACAAATTAAACGTAGCCACTTTAGTTTTTTCATACCCTTGTCCAGTACGCCTAGATAAATGGACGTTCATGTTCTTTCTTTCTTTCTTTATATAGTCTACTAATCGTTGGTGTAATTCTGGGTCGCTAATATTAAGCCAACATGCGGCTTCTACATGATCGTCCATAGTTATATTTCCAAGCATTCTTACTTTACTGTTTGCAAATTCAGGTCTCATTTGTTCATCCTCTCATGTTTATCACTCCAAAGTTCCGCAAGTTGTAAATGCTTTGCTTTATCGTGGGTTTGTAATTCACTTAAATACTCTCTGTTTTTTTCAAACCAGGACATCGTATCTCCTGATGATGAAAACTTTTCTATGTCTGCTTTAGCTATATCAATCCAAGCATCCCAGTTAGCGCTTGGATGAAACTCCGCTGCATTACTATTAGATACTGGTGGCCCATCAAACGGGTCTGGTATCTTATCTTCCGCCATAGGTGCTTCAACAAATGGTGTTGTGTTTGGTGGTCTGTTTGTTGGTTTTTCTGGGATTTCTTTATATGCTTTTTCATGATTCTTCTGGATTTCTGTCTTGCGTACAACAGCATCCATCTCATTAGCACTAGCATATTCTCCACCATGTAGACCTAATGAAGCCAAGGCCCGTCCTATCGAGCTGGTTTCTGCATTCTCCAAAGCGCTTGTCGTATTAACTAATCCTTTACCACGAATCTCTTCAGCCATACCACTTGCTAAGATACGTCCTTCAGGATCAGTTATCTTTGTTATTACACGAACATACTTATCATTTGCTTCTAGTAGTGTTGTGTCTATTCCTAATGCTAAAGCATAGTTCCTACGGAGTATAGTAATACGGTGTTTAACTTCTAGGTACATCTTATTACCCTTCTGTCGTACACCAGCCGTAGCCGTCATGTTATCCGCTTCAGCCATAATATCTTTGTGCGGTTTAATTGTTTGTTCCATTACTCTTCCTTCTTTGTAAACACAGAGATAGGTCTCATGTGCGCTCGCTTGCTACGTTCATAACCAACAAATTGCCACTTATCTTCCTTCCTTCTAAACACAGCGCCTAATGTTCTAGGGTCTATGTTATCTGGTGGTGGACAAACATCTCTTATATCATTAATGGTTATTTCTTTCTTACCACCATGATACAACTGGTCTGCTGCAAAACGTGCTTGTTCTAAATAAGCTGCTCGAACTTCCTCTAAGCGCTCCATTACTAATTCTAATTGTTGTTGGCCTTCACTCATATTAAACTCATTGCTATTACTACAAGATACCAACACCCTAGTAATGTGGCAGCTGGTACTAATATGTTAAAAAAGATACTCTTGTTTTTTTTAGTAAAATCACATACAAGAGGTTGTACGTCTTTATTAGCGTGCATCATATGAACTGCGAGTGTATCGGTGAAAAGTCTTGACCCTTTTGATTCTTCATTCGCAGTTTTTTTTGTAACTGTCTCCATAATTATCTCCATATTTTCTTAGCTTCGCTCAAGACTTCAGGATGAAGGTCTTTCCAAGCGAACATATGATCCCATTGCGGATCACATAGTCGTAGTAGTTCTTCTGTGTTGCTTGCAACTTTAAGCAGACGTTCCCTTCTGGAACATGCTTCCATCAGAAAATCTAAAGCAACACGAAGCTCATCTTCTGACGGTTTAAAAACTTTAAAAGTATTTCTATTGGCATAAACTATTGTTGGCAGCTGACCAGACAAATGCCAGTAGCCTGCAATCTGTGTAAGATGGCTAAAGCGTGGTTCTTTAGGTATACTATTTGCTTTAGGGCTATCGCTATAAGCCATCTGATCCCACATAGTCTTTAACTCTATTCTTTGATGGTAGTCTGGACGGCCATTGTATTGTAGCTCATTGCCCGGTAAAGCTTTAAAGAGATTTATTTCTCCTTCTAAATCATTAATCCCTTGAGCAGCTATATTTAATCCATCTAAAGCGTGCTTGCATACTAATTCTAACTCACAGAACTCTCCATCAGCATCTTTCCTATAAGTTGGCTCGTCTTTATAGGTCTTTAATGCGTACTTAGGCTCTGTCCTATGCTTAATAACAGCATTTTCTTTCTCACTATCATGCCATTCTAAAGGTTTAAAATGTTGCAATTTTGCTACAGCATTACGGTAAGCATCTCCTGGACTAATCTCATTCAATAAAATATCATCACAATATTCTTGCACCACAACACCCGATGTCATGTTTGGATTTTCATTTTTGTTTATGTTAATAATGTGTTGGGCTTTTTGTATATCGCCTTTAATTTCTTTCTTAACAATCTTCCACGCTGTATTAACTTGTGGTCTTACCCAACATTTATTCCACAGGGTATAGCCGTCTGGCATAGATGGATTGCTGTGGTGAAAATAGTTATTCTTTTCTGCATAATCTGGATATTTTATAAATGTCATAATTCCCCCAATTAATTTTATAAACAAAACAGTATTTTAATTATGCTATGCTGTCAACACTTATGTTTAAATAGGTTTAATATGGAACATATTGTTTTATTAATATCTTTTAATGACATACAAATAAATTATAACATAGGAGTTGACGAATTATGACAAATGCCATACTGTGCTGTTATGAAATTAGAGCAATTTAGATCCAATAAGAAATTAAGCTACGGGCAACTTGCGTCTCGATTAGGTGCAAACCATGCTACGATTGTTAGACGATGGTGTTTACCTAAAGGCCACAAGCAACGTATGATTCCATCAGAAAAGTATATGGATAACATAATTAATTACACACAAAGTGCAGTTATGCCCAACGATTTTTACAGAGAATAAATGTTAGAAGATGATTTACAGAAGTATGTCATTCAATGGTTAGAAATAGCTTTGCCAGATAACTCACTCTATCATCATTCGCCTAATGAAGGTGTGCGGCATGTAGCATTTAGGCGCAAGTTAAAGGCTATGGGTATGGTTAGCGGTTGGCCTGACATTGAAATCTTTGTACCTAGAGAAGGATGGATACATCCATTAGAGAAAGCCGGGATATTCATAGAGCTAAAAGCCAAGAAGGGGCGCATGACGGAGAATCAGAAAGCGATTCAGCGGTGCTTGCGTATGACTGGAGAACATATTGAAACGTGTTACAGCCTACAGCAAGTAAAGCTGTGGCTCAATACATTAGTGGAGTTAAAGAAAAACCCACGGATGCAAATAATTGAGAAGATGTGTCCTTGAATGACAAAGAAAAAATCAAAGTACTATCACTCTTTGCAGGCATCGGAGGTATCGACCTCGGATTGGAAAGCACAGGAAGATTTGAAACCGTCCAGTTCGTTGAGTACGAGCGATTCTGCCAACACATACTCAGACGACATTGGCCAGATGTTCCTATTTGGGGAGACGTCAAAACCTTTGATCCAGACAGCTGCGGAGACATCGACCTTATCTGTGGAGGATATCCCTGTCAGCCCTTCTCCGTTGCCGGGAAGCAAAAAGGCGCAGAAGATGACCGCCACCTCTGGCCGAGAATGTTTGAAATTATTAAGCACAAAAGACCCACTTGGGTTCTTTGCGAAAACGTGTCTGGTCATGTCAACTTGGGCCTCGACCAAGTGTTATTTGACTTGGAAAGTGAAGGTTACTCCTGGCAAACGATTGTATTGGGAGCTGTGGCCGTTGACGCCCCGCATAGAAGGCAAAGACTTTTCATCGTGGCCAACACCGACAGCAAAGCAAGGGGGAATACCAGAGGGAGTGGAGAAGCAGAACGGAAATTACAGCCGCAAGAACAAGCAGGGAGTACGGTGGGGAGTGAGGCTACAGGATGCGGTGGATTACGAGGAGAAGCAGAAGATGTGGCCAACACCCAAGACATCGGACATGTACTCAGCGCACATGAAGGAAAACAATCAGGGCGTTCCGCACGATGTGGCGAAGGGCAATCTGAGGGGAACAGTAAAAATGTACCCAACACCAATGTCGAGGGATTGGAAGGACAGCGGATCGATAGAGAAATTAGCGGAAAAAAAACATCAAGAAAGTTTGATGAGCATAGTAGCGAAGGAGATGTTTCTGACACCATCAGCGAACGAGGATGCAGCGGGCAGACCGGGAACCAAGATGCAGAAGATGTTGGGGAACAGCCCGGAGGTACGGAACACGGGGAACGGAGCATTGAACGCAGACTGGGTGGAATGGTTGATGGGGTTCCCACTTGGATGGACGAACCTGACATCCCAAGAGTTACAACAAATCAAGTTGGAAGAACGCAAAGACTCAAAGCGCTTGGCAACGCAGTTGTCCCCCAAGTCGTTGCACAAATCGCCAGAGCCATCATCATTGAGCAAGACAGATGAATAAGGAGCAACTTACAGCGCTGCAAGAATTAGATTGCATTGAAGGAGCATTAGACGAAGCCCGGAGATTAGTTAAGAGCGGAGCAAAGCCCCAGGATATTATGCGAGATTTTAATAAGAGTAAGACAAGCAGTAGCTGGATTATTGTTGTGGCTAACATGGCGAGCTGGTGGAAACAGCATAAGAATAGGATGGAGGGCGAATGAAAAAACATCATGATGGAGTCGGAACATTTTATGAGTGTTGCGCTTTATGTGGAGAAACCATGACATTGAAAGACGGAAAGCGAGCATTATGTGCGGAGTGCTGGGAGAAAGAACGCAAGATTTATGAGCGACCAAACAACTGGAAACGAAAATACCCTGACAGTAGCTGACACAAGGTATTGACAAGAAAGAAAAGCGATGCATATAATCTACAAGCAAGCAAGCAAAACACTAGAGTATACTCTAGAGTATACCCTTGATGTAACATTCAAACAACTTAACTTTCCAAATAATAAACTTACACAAGAGTTTACTCAAGAGACTACTCTAGAGTATACTAGAGTGTCGGATGCTGATGTAGCAAAGGCCAAGCAAGTTCTTGCTCAAACCACCAAAATGAACAACCCGTTCTACTATGCAGCTGTAAAAAAAAGGCAGCGTGATCCCTTTCAATATCGTTATGATAAGATGTTAAATTCATTAAGAAGAACGTATAGTGCTGACCGCTTTGTCAGTTTACTGAAAGTGTTATCACAATCTACATTGACGGAGAGAGATGACTGGTTAAGGGGGATGGAAGATGCAACAAGGTAATTGGAGCGTTACAGATCTTGATGGATTATTTAAAGAAGCTGCACAAACACTACGTTTGTTGCCTGGAGCTATTAGAAAGCAGAAGTTAAACTATTGGCCAGACACACAACAGAGTTATTGGGATGTTTATAACTACCATGATGTTGGGATGGTGAGGATAACACCAACAACTGGACAAGTAACACGACTAGAGTTTGCTTTAGAGGTAGGGCTAAAGATAGCGAGAGAGGATAATCAACTCTTGTGGCGTGTAGGAATGAGTAGTGTATTTAGAGAGAGAGGGCCTCAATGGAGGAAGTTAGCGAAGGTGTATCATTGTGATGGGAGGACAGTTAAGAGACGGTATGAGCAAGCTCTTATTCGTCTCTATTACTATTTGAAAGAGAATTAGTATTGCATTATTCTTTGTTTTGTTCTTCAGTTAAATCAACAACAAGAATATGGTTATCTAAAAACTTTCGTGTTTCTTCTTGTTTCTTTTTGTCGGCTAATTCAAACCCTCCTAAGAAATAGGCTTTAAGAGAGTTTGTGTTTGCTGACTTGCGGATAGATGCCTGATGATTTCTCATTAAACACCTACCTTTCTCATACGAAAGGATTTATTAGTTTCTATAACGATAGGATTCTTTTTGTTTTCATGTAAAGCATCTATAGCCTGTCTACGTTGATCCATTATTTCTACTTCTTTGGCTACAAAGTCTTTGTATTCCTGGTATATACCTGAAAATATTACTTCTTTACGTTCTGATCTCTCATCAAGGTTTAACTTCCATTCTGTTACAGTAATCTTTACATGACCAACTATACCAAAAGTAACTGCATAATGAAATTGTCTATCGCCATGTCTTTCTGGATTATCTATTAGTTCATAGATAGAAGGATAGGTTGCAGATTTATACTCTTGTTTCATTATTTCTTTTATAAATCTTGGTGGTGCATTTACCCAATCATTATTGTTAGCGTTAACTTTGTCCATTAGCTGAACAAGTGTCTGTCCAGCTTCTGCTACATAACCATCCATATGTCTGTAGAAGTTGATTGCTGTTGTGTCTGTTTTGATTGTTAATGTTGAACGTGTACTCATTATTTGACCCCTTTGTTGTTGAGAGAGTTAATTCCCTCTCAATAGTAATATGGGGTCTATGACATAAAGTGTCAAGGTATTTACATTAATTCTTTTTTATTAGTTGCCAATGACACGAAATCGCATTAAGTTTAGTTAAAGTTTGAAAATAGATAGGCTAGAGTGAGACCCCTTGCTCTAGTCTTTTTTTATGGAACCACTATGACAAAGAAGAAGAGTATCATTACAGTTGAGCTATTGGAGAAGATAGCAGAAGAGATGGCCAATGGGGTTAGTCTTGTTCAGATTGTAAAGAAGAATGATTGGTGTCCCTCTTATAGGCAGATCATTCGTGTTGTTCAGAAAGATCCAGAGTTGTATGAGATCTATCGTAAAGGTAGAGTAATGCAGGCGGAGTATTATAGTGATCACATAGCAGAGTTAGCACAGCAGCCTCTTGATAAAGATGGAGACCCAAGGTTTATGAATGCAGAAGTGCAGCGCAGAAGGCTTGAGATAGATAGCTTGAAGTGGTCATTGGCTCGCATACAACCTTATGGGTTGAGAGACAAGAAAGAGAATGCTGATGTTAATGCTGGTGGTATTACATTGACCTGGGCTAATGGTGAAGTGAAGGCAGAGACTGTAGGTTAGTGTGTTAGGAGGGGGAGGATTACGTCTGTGTATAGACACAGCTACGCGCATGAGTAGATGCAACTAAGAATCATTTGCAATAGGTAGAGGTCAATCGGTTTGTAACCGATAGAACTTTGGCAGTCTCCTCCCGTTTATTAAACATAGTGGACAGGATGTGGACAATAATTAATTAATTGATGCACATTTATTTCTTTTTTTTGAGAACTTGACCCCCCACCACCCCCCAGAAACGGGCGCTGGTAGGATGTGTGTGTGTTACTAGATAGGAGTGTCTGACCCTTGCACATCGAGATACCTTACACACCCAGACCACTACAAGCAGACTTGCACACACAGCTTGATAAAAACCGCTGGGCAGTAATCGTATGCCATAGAAGGTTTGGCAAGACTGTGATGGCTATAAACCACTTGTTAAGGGCTGCTATAATGTGTCCAGACCGTTCCCCAAGGTTTGCGTACCTAGCGCCTACGTATCGACAAGCGAAGGCTGTTGCATGGGATTATCTCAAGCAGTTCTCTGGAGCGATACCCGGAGTAAAGTTTCATGAGACGGAGTTGAGAGCAGATTTACCTAATGGTGCAAGATTAACGCTTCTTGGTGCTGAGAACCCAGACAGTTTACGAGGTATTTATTTAAATGGATGTGTAATGGATGAGGTTGCGGATATGCCAGAGACGGTATTTCCAGAAATTATTCGTCCAGCGTTATCGGATAGAAAAGGATTTTGTTATTTTATAGGAACACCCCGTGGCCATAATATGTTTTTCGAGTTGTATGAACAGGCTAATCAGTTGGATGATTGGTATAATATTGTTTATAAGGCATCGGAGACAAAGATTGTAGATGATGAAGAATTAACGGCTGCTAAGACTATGATGACAACGGATCAGTATGACCAGGAGTTTGAGTGTAGTTGGGTAGCGAATGTCCCCGGTGCGATCTATGGTAAAGAATTACAAGCTTCGTTAGAAGAAAATAGAATTACTAAAGTTCCGTATGACCCGGCATTGAAAGTATTGACGTTTTGGGATTTAGGAATTGGCGATTCTACGGCTATATGGTTTGTGCAGGTTCATGGTAGAGCGTTAAATGTAATAGATTATTATGAAGCACGTAATGAGGGCTTACCCCATTATGTAAGTGTGTTGCAGAGAAAAGGATATTTATACGGAGACCATTGGGCGCCCCATGATATTGAAGTGAGGGAACTTGGAAGCGGCAAAAGTCGCAGGGAAGTTGCATGGGACTTGGGGCTGAACTTCCGGGTAACACCGAAGTTACCGATTGAAGATGGTATACACGCCGCACAGATGTTAATACCTCGGTGTTGGTTTGACCAGGATAAATGTAAAATAGGTTTAGAGGCCTTGAGGCATTATCATAGAGCGTATAATGAAAGAACACGAAGTTTTAGAGCAAGTCCAGTTCACGACTTCTCCAGTCATGCAGCGGATGCATTTCGGTATTTTGCTGTCGGATTGAAAGAACAAAAAGATTGGTCGCATCCACCGCAAAGGATTGCGTCAAGTGATTATAACCCTTTTACACATAAAGGAGATTCCCAATGGGTTTCTTAAGTCCTAAAGCGCCACCAGCGCCCCCTCCTCCACCGCCACCTCCACCTCCTCCGGGAATTGAAGGTGCGGATAAAGGAAAAATAGCGCAAGAAGAAAAAAGATTAAAAAGACGTAAAGGTGTGCAAGATACTATTTTAACAGGTTCTGGATTAACACAAGAAGCAGGTGCATCAAGCACTTACAAACCAACTTTATTAAAATAAATAACAAAGGGAGAAAATTATGGGTGGATTTTTTGGAGGCGGAGGCGGCGGAGGCGGTGGTGGAACACCAATGCAACCGTCAAAACCATATGTGCAACCAGCAAAAGCTATTCGTTCGGATGAACAAGAATCAGGAAAAAAGAAAAAGAAAAAAATGGTTTCTGGCGAAGCAGCAACAATGTTGACAGGGACACAAGGGTTAACAACATCTGGCGAAAGCAAATCAACAAAATCTTTATTAGGAGATTAATATGCCTATTGCCAATAAAAAAGCAGTAGCCTATTTAAGTCAGTTAAGCGTTTTAGAAAATCAGCGTTCTGTATGGGAAAATCATTGGCAAGAATTAGCCGATTATATTTGTCCACGGAAAGCGGATATTACAAAACGAAGAACCGCTGGCGATAAACGGTCTGAATTAATCTTTGATGGTACCGCTATTCATGCAGCGGAAATGTTAGCAGCGTCTTTACATGGTATGCTGACTAATCCGTCTACACCGTGGTTTAGTTTAAAGTTTAAAGATCGTAACCTAGATGGTAATGATGAAGCAAAAGAATGGCTGCAGGGCGTAACAGAAGTTATGTATTCTGCATTTAATCGATCAAACTTTGCAGAAGCCGTGCATGAATTGTATTCGGACTTAGTTGTATTTGGTACAGGCGTAATGATGGTAGAGCGAGATGCGTCTACAAACTTACGTTTTTCAACACGTCATATTGGGGAATGTTTTATTTCCGAAGATGCACAAGGCCGTGTTAATACGGTATACCGTAAATTTAAAATGACCTGCATTGCGGCTAAAGAAATCTTTGGCGTAGAAGCGTTGCCAACTGGTATGCAGAAAAAAGCTATAGAAGAGCCGTATACAGAAGTAGAATTTTGTCATATTGTCCATCCAAGAGAGAATTATGATCCTAATAAGGTAGATAGTCTTAATAAACCGTATGCATCTATCTATATTGATCCAGAAGATAAACAAATTATTTCGGAAGGCGGATTTGATGAACTTCCCTATTTGTGTCCTCGTTGGTTAAAAGCCAGCTTTGAACGTGGTTATGGGCGCTCCCCTGCTATGACTGCGCTTGCAGACACAAAAATGTTGTCAAAAATGTCAGAAGTAACCATTCGGGCAGCACAAAAGCAAGTTGATCCCCCGCTTATGCTGCCTGATGACGGTTTTATGATGCCTATTCGTACGGTTCCAGGAGGATTAAACTTCTATAGAAGTGGTACAAGAGACCGTATTGAGCCTCTAAATACCGGGGCAAACAACCCTTTAGGCCTACAAATGGAAGAACAAAGACGCCAAGCTATTCGTGCAGCGTTTTATGTTGACCAATTAATACTAGGGCAAGGCCCACAAATGACAGCTACCGAGGTTATACAGAGAACGGAAGAAAAAATGCGCTTACTAGGCCCAGTTTTAGGTAGGCTGCAGGCTGAATTATTACAACCATTAATTGAAAGAGTATATTCAGTATTAACACGCCAAGAAATGTTTGCACCGCCACCAGAATTTTTACAAGAAAGCGATGTTGAGATTGAATATGTATCACCGTTAGCAAAAGCACAACGCTTTGGCGATATACAATCCGCTATGCGTTTGTTTGAAAGTCTGGCTCCGTTATCACAAATTAATCCGGGTGTATTTGATTATGTTGATATGGATGGATTAGCTAAACATATTATTAGAGTGTTGGGTGTTCCAGCAACAGTTGTGAAGTCCGATGAGCAAGTTGGTCAAGAACGCCAACAAAAAGCCGATCAACAAGCACAAATGGC